TGAGCAGAATCGGCGGTGAGGCGAGCGCGGACTTCCATGGTTGGTGAATCAGCCATTTATCTCCTAGCCTTCGCTCTTCTCTCGGCTTTCTCGCGTTCTTTTTCTTTTACGATATAGAAAGCGTTCCACTCAGTTAATTCCATACTGCTAAGTGGGCGGTGGGATTCGCTTCCGTAAAGAAGTTCTCCCACCGTCCGACCTAACTTTTCTGCTAATTCAAAAAGAAACCGTCTCTCAGGATTCTTTAGGAAATCGTGCCTGTGCTTCGTCTACCGCCTTTTCGCCTAGACCTGAACTGCCAAGAGCCTTTGTTGCCAAACGCTCAATGACTGCGCCATTCTTAGAAAGAATTGCTTCACGGTCTTGCTCTGTAAAGACTGGCAGACCCGTTGTAGGGTCAAACACAGTTGCGATAACAGTCTTTGCGTACATATTAGAAACATCCACTTTATCTGCCGAGGTTGCCCCCTCAGTAAGTGTTGCTCTTTGTCCTGCTGTCATAGAACGAATCTCTACTGAAACTCCCCATTCAGGGACTACCAATAATTCTTTCGTAATATCGTCAGCCGAAAATATCTTTCCGCGTAAATCTGCCATTTTGTTCTCCTTGGGACACTAAGTTGGTCACGATAAATTATTTAGTTTTTTTGAATCAATTCCTATTATGAATAGGTACCGCGAGTGATGGCACCTGTTACTTGGAATTCAGCAGAGTATGACACTACATCTCCGATAGCACCACTCTTCTCGTAAGAAGTCATTAGTGCTTCTCCTGTGTACTTTACAAAACCTGCTGTTGAGCCTTCAGGACCGTACTCGAATGAAAGAGACGCCGCTTGACCTAGAACTGCCGCCAAGTGAGCATCAACTGTCGCATCAAAGTTTCCTGAAATGCTTAGTGATGAATCTGTTAGCCCGACCACATAAGACTTGGCTGATGAACCAAATGTACTGGTCTCGGCTGTGTCTACTGTTTGTGGGAATCCAACATCTGTTAGTGTGTTTGAAATATCGGTAAGTGTGCCAGCCGCATTGTCTACCTTGAATACGGTGGATTTACCATGACGAAATGTAGGCATTTTTTTACCTCCTAGTAAAAGCCACCACGGGGGTAGCCGAGCCTGATGAACCTGCGACTGTGTAGTTCACGCGTAGGTATCTGTTTATTGTTGTACCACTAGCAACCTCAATTCTTTCTGAGGTTTTCTGAGTGCTTGTAACCGTTGTAAAAGTAACAAGGTCAGCAAAAGTTGAGTTATCTGCTGAGTGTTGAATCTTTACAACGATTGTTCCATTACGGGTGTTTACTGGAACTGACAAGAATCCCGCTCCGCCATTTAAGGAAGAAGTGGTGTTATCTACGCCTGTTCCATTTCCAGTCGCACTTACAGCCGAACCTGAAGAAAGAATCTTCCCGTGTTCGACGGCATCTGTTGATTGGAATTCTGCGCTTGCTTGGACAATATCTGCGATGGCACTTGAGACCTCGTAGGATGTATCGTCTGCTTGTAGCAAGATTGCTCCAGCGCCATTTGAATGACCTTCAGGAGCAACGATTAGTTTAATTTTTGTGGCTGAACCAAGAGCGGTAGCAAAGTATTGGTCGGTTCCGACTGATGCGGTTGCTTCAAACATCCCTGATAGCGAGACTGTTCCATCTCGGTGACCAACTACATATTCTTTTGCGCTTGTACCGAAAGCACTTGTCTCGGCGGTATCAATAGTTGTTGAAGCGCTTACACTATTGAAATAGGTAGAAAAATCATAGGCATCAAGAAAGACATTGACATTTTTACCGTGGCGGAATGTAGGCATTATTTCTCCTCAACTGGGCGTTGATGTGGGGTGCCGTCTTGTAGGAATCCATCGCCATCACCATCAATGGCATCTGCGTCAAAACCATCTTCGACAATAGGCTCTTCAGCCTTTTCGACTACTGGTTCGACTTTAATTTCTTCTATAACAGGCTCTACGATTTTTGTTGTTGGCTTATCAGCATCTTCAACAATGCCTGAATCCAAAAGCCACTTTACCGATTGTGGTGGTAAATCAGTAACGATTTCTCCAGCCTCGGCGCGTTTATTAGGTGGGTAATCAATACCCTGTAAGACTCTATAACGAGCCATTAAAACCTCCTCCGTGACAGCACATGGGTAACCCAAGTAACCGTCAGGTCACTCGGACACGGAAGAGACGAAAAACTCGGGCGACTAGCGCACAGTAGGTCTAGTGTATCAGGCTATTTTTTCGGCAATCTGAAGAACCTTACAACGAGTAATCAATGTTGAGAAGATTTCTTTGTACTCATCAGAACCCTTGATTGTTCCCTTGATGACTGCCTTGTCGCCAACTTGTAAGTTGGCACCGCTTGAAGCAAACCACTTGAACTGATACTCACCGCTTGCGAATGTGTAAAGAGTTGTCCATCCAAATTGAGTCTCGAAGGTGTTCTCGCTAAGAACTGTAACCTCTAACTCAACGCGCTCGCCTGTTGGGGCGAATTGTTCAGCCTTGTAAACCTTAGCCTCTTGACGAGCGACTACCTGCTCTTGGCTCTTTTGCTTTGCTCTGATGATTGAGACCAAGATTCCAACTGTGCTGTGAGTTTGATATTCCAAACCGCACACGACTCTGACATTCTCGGCGTAACTAGATTCGCCCTCAAAGTTCTTGCCGTATTCAATCAACTCTTTAGCCTTTTGATATTCAACCTCAGTTGGTTTTTCTCCGACATATTCTTTCCAGTTGTTCTTAGCGTGAAAGCCACCGCTTAAGTATTCCCAAACAAGAGACTTAGTAGAGATGCCTGAACCTGAAGGAATGTATCCACCTTTTTCGACCTGAGTGATTGCGTGAGCCAAGACTCCAACTGTTGAGTGACCTGTCCAGCCGTTGCCTGAATAGCCACCGAACTCTTCTTCAAAGGTTTCCTCTGTTGGTAAATAAGAAGCGCTGAACTGCCAGCCTATGTAATCCTTAACGCAACTTGAGCCAACCTGACAAACTTTGCCTTCTTCGTTTTCTACAAAGATTACTGTTGAGCGAGCGCGGACTTTTTGGCAATGCTCGCAATAGCCGACCTTGACCTCAGATGGCTTAACTTCACGACCACCTGCGATTGATTTTGTAATTGCCTTGCCTTCAACAAACTCAGCAACACCGATAAACTGCCAACCATTGAACTTAACTGGTTCGCCTTCAATAACTAAAACTTGATATTCGTGGCTGATGCCTTCTATTTCTTCAAAACGCTTTTCAATGCGTACTTGGTAGCCACCGCTTAAGCCTTTCTTTTGAGCGCGTTCGGCAAGTTTCTGCGCCTTGGCAAGAGTTTTCTCAACTCCAATTTCTGAGATTCTAAATTCTCTCATCTTGTCCTCCTCTCAGGACAAGACAAGTATATCACAACTAGGGTTAGTTATTCTCTCTTCTTAGGCGCTCTTCTTGAATCATTCCTAGGGTCAGGAAGTAGCCAATCCCATCTACCACCGTGTCAGGCTTAGATTGATTGACCTCACGGGCTATCTTCATCCCGACCATACAAAGGGCTACTTGCTCGGCAGAAACCTCACAGCCGAGGATTACAGACCATATCTTTGATGCCCTAGTTAAGTTATCCAAAGGATGTCCATACGCGTCCTGACGGTCTCCTGAGACCAATTCAGCGGCGTATAAGGCTATGTCCCTTGGGTCGTTCATAATACTTGGATGTCCGAGACTCCCTCGCTGGTCACTAGGAATGTCAGAACTCCCACATCGGCAATCTCCCCCGTCGATTGTCTCCACCACACGCTTCCCCCGTCGAGGGCTGGTGCTTGTAGCCATTTGACTCCTCCCCAATCCGCTAGTTTGAATGAATGATAGTGACCAGTCACCAAGATGTCACAGTCGCCAATTTTTTGACGCCCTAGTGTTTGGTCAGCAATCCACCTACGCAACTTACCTTCAACTCCCTGTCCCGAGCGAGCAAGGTGTCCGTGGGTGATTCCGATAATTTGTCCATGAACTTCAATAGTCAGGCTCAATTCATCTGTCGGAATAGCAAAACGAATATGACCGTAGGCTTCAGGGTTGGCTTGGAAAATTTCTGCTATTGATTCAACTAGGGCTACATCATCGTTATCGTTCAAAGTAGTAAAGGCTTTTCCGTTCTTACGGTTCTCGCCATGGTTTCCACCAATCGCCGCAACGGTGATATTAGGAACAACCTTTGACCAGCGGATAAGAGCATCTCTTAGGAGACGACGAGCAATCTTTACTTGGTCTCTTCTATCAACTTCAACTGTAAATGTCTGAATGTCATAGTGACCATCGCATCCTTCAACTAAATCACCAAGGCATAAAACTGTGATTGAATCAATCGGGCGACCTATCTTTTTTAATTCTTTAATTCTAAACTCAACATCATCGACTGCTTGGAGCCATCTACCAACTAAACCTTTGAGACCATCGCCATCTCTTTTACCCGTCTGCCAATCTGCGGCGCATACGACAAGGCTTGCTCCACCTGTAATTGGTTTGCGTTCGCGGGGTTTGTGTTTTTTTATCTCTTCGATTAAGGCTTCAATGTCGGCAACTTCTTGCTTACCTTTTCGAACTACCTTGCCCTTCCATTGGCGATTAAGAACTCCTAAAGTATCGCCCCACACATTGAAAAGAACTGGTTCTACTACTTGAAAATGCTCAGGGTCTAATCCCCACATTCGGAGAACTCCCGACCAATCAGGCGCGTTATCGCCTTCCATTGGTTGAGTTGTTACGACTCCTTCTTCGCCTTGCCAAGTTACTCCAGGCAACCATTCTGCTTGTCTTTGACGAGGTTCAGTTTTTTGAACTGAATTCATCTCGCTAGTTTTAAGCAGATTGTCTAAAGCATCATCAAGACTCATTCGGACACTTACACCCATCTTTGCCAAGTAGCCTTCTACGATGTCTACGCATAACATCAGAGCCTACCGTAATGTGAAAAGTGGCAAGTAACTCAACCAATCGCGCAGAAGAAACTTTTTCGTTTACTAACGCTTGCTTGAATTTACTTTGTGCTGGTTCGGGTAAATCTTTTGTTATTCTTCCTACCGAACAACCCGAATGAAATTTGTAAACCCCTTCTAATTTTTCTAACCCCGAAATGAAATCATCCTGATTTATTTTTGGATTTACAGCGGGGACAGCGGATACTCCACGGGCGCGTTGCGCCTTCGAAGAGGAGCCTGTCACATTTCCAGCATCGCTGGAACTCGTCGGTTGTTGCGTTTCTGCCATACGGGTCTACCACTCTCTCTTGTGGAGCCGTTGGCTCCTCGCTTACATTCTCACTAGACATCGGAAATTCACCGAGATTAGTGGGCGATACTTTGGGTCTACTCCTAATAAGTTTACTGAACCCATTGGTTCAATCCTCATAATATGTACCCCTGAGACAGTTTTTTCAAGCACCGACGCGAGCAACACGCGGATAGATTCTGCCTTGTCTCGAGCCGTCGGATAATCTTCACGACCTGCTCGACAGATAATTTGAAGCATTGGGTAATCAATTTGAATACCGCCTGAACCCATAGTAAATGTTGGGGAACTGCCAGCGTTTTCGTAGACGGCTACACAGGCATCAGGAGTTTCAGGAAGTGTGCCAAGAAAAATACTTGTTCCAAGGGTGCCTTGAGTAGCGTGAGCGCCGAACGCGCTCGCCGTATTTTGTAGGTAATCTCCTACTGATTCAAGAATAGTTGCCATTAGCCCCTGTGACCTTTCTCTATGATGTCGATTATTCTACCCTTTATGTTTTGCTGGATAGTAGACATCGCTTCCATAACAGGTTGCTCAAGGTATTTAGCCTGTGTCGGAGGATTGTGATAGTTGCCAATAATCTCATGGACAAGAAAAGCATAAGAGGCGGCGGGACCACCGTAGAAAATATCTACAAAATAGCCTTGGCTTCCCATTTGTGGAGCAGATACTCCGCCTGAGCCACGAAGAACGCCTGTATCTACTGGAACAAGAACCTGAGACTTAGCAAAAATAACATTGGCTTCTTCATAAATCGCTTGGGCTACTGCTTGAGGAGTATTTTCCTTGCCAGCCTTAAGAGCATTGACTAACTCTTTATCACCGAATAAGTCAAGTTTGAAAGACGCCTTCGCCATGACTAACGCCCAAATCTGATGACGGTGTGATGCGCTCCGTTTTCGTCTGCGATGTTATCTACGCCATTGATGGTAAAGGTGTCCGCCCCGACGACCATTCTATGAGCAACCGTGATTGATGTCGCGGGACCATTAGTAATGAATCGCCCAATATCTACAACTTCTTGACCTTGAACATCCTTAGATTTTGTTGTTTCGTAAACTAAACGACCAGTTACGGTCACATTTGTATTAGAGGCACCAAAAGTAGTTTTGTTGTACTTATCAACAGAAGCCTTTGGAGTGAAAACAACAGAGTCCGTCATGAACTCCGCTACTTTGGTATAGATAGCATCCATTGGCTACCCCTATTCAACTATACGGTGGTCGTAGACATTGTTAGGGTTATCGTGAATTCCAGTATAAGCATCAGTATTGTAGTCATCCACAATTCTGTCATTTGTAGACTTAAGAGACTGAGCGTTTGCGAATGGGCGAGGTGGTGTTTTACGCATTTGTCTACGCAACAAACTTTCAGCCAATTCTTTATAGTGAGCAATCTTTGAAGAATAAGACTCAGAGACAGAAATGTCTCCGACGCTCTTAGAACTGCTATCGGCTAGACGGCTAAAACGAGCAATAAGGATTTCAGCCAATTCACGCGAGGCGCTATAAGCATCTCCGCCCCACTCAGTAATAACATAGTTTAATTCTTCGTCGCTAAATAAAGCATCTGTTGAAGTTGTATCGCTAATAAGGAAACGCACATAATTACGAGTAGATGTGCTTGGGTCACCCGAGTAGGTAAATGTCATTACATTCCACCGAGCATAAGCATTTGTGTACGAGCAAGATTTAAGGCTTGCTTAACATTGACGGCATCGGTATCTGTTGCTTCAGAGGCATCGCCTAGACCCGTAATCTTGTAAGTTCCAGCGGCGAGAGCGTTGCCTAAAGTAACGCTAGAAATAGTTCCACCGCTTATTGTAGGTGAGGTTAAAGTCTTATTGGTTAGAGTGTCAGTTGTAGCCCGTCCAACTAAAGTATCGGTTGCGTCAGGAAGCGTAATTGTTCGGTCAGCCGTTGGGTCTACAACCGTTAAAGTAGTTTCAAAACCATCATTAGTAGTACCTTCAAAAATGATGTCAGCACTAGCGCCAAGGGTAACTGTCGCGGTAAAAGATGGAGCAGATTTAAGAATATAATCATCTAACTCTGTATCTACATCGGTAGCAAGATTAAGAAAATCAGTATGAACGGCAGGATTATCACCCGCGGTTGGGTATCTTAGCCCCTTAGTTGTTGTACCTGCCATTTCAACCCCTTACTTGAATTGTTAATTTTACCATGTTATCGGAACCGTTTTCCAATGAGTTACCAAAACCGCGGGGTTTAAGTAAATAGGTATTTTCGCATTAGCAACCCTGACGCACCAAGAAATATCTTCACCGAGCGCAACTTGTAGTATTTCTCCACGGCTATTTTGTATTTGTTGAACTATATGAGCAAACCATGGTCTTTCAATACTTTCAAAAACTCCACTTTTAACGGCAATAAAACCAAATCCAATACTTTGAACTTCAATAATATCTTTCATTGTTTTAAGAACATTGCTGGGCAAACCGTATGGGAAATCTTGCGTATGAACTGGTGTTGAATGTCCATCAGCCAAAAGATAAGCGCCACCAATAACTTGCTCGGGTGCGTCATAAAGAGTAAAAAAATCATCTACTGACCACGATATGTCCGAGTCAATCCAAAAAATCTTGTTGTAGGTTACAGAATCTCCCAAAGGACCTTTATCGTCAGGATGTAATTCATTATTAAGTCCATTTGTTGCTGTTAATTCTCGGGCGTTATGGACTAAAGATGAATTCGCATTTAACCATTTGTAAGAAATACCGCGTTTTTCACATTCAATCAATGTCTCAACAAGACATCTTACATAAGAAGCATGAAGTTGCGCTCCTGGAGTAGCAATAAGAACATCATAATGTGGCAAATTATTATCACTCATAATTTATGGATAGTTCATTCATTATTTCTTCGTGGGTTTTTGGTGTAGGTTTAAGTTCGGCTGGTATTCCTTTACCAGTCGGCGGATAATAAAGTTCATTTTCATCTCGCGCTCTCAAAGAAGCCTCAGCCCATATTGACGCTTCTTCAACAGAATCAAAAGAATCACCGTTTGGATAATCGGGTTGATACAAAAATGGAACTGGATTTCCTGTTACATACATAGAAACAGCAAAAGTTATTGCGTCAATTTCATAATACATTTTTCCCCCTAAAAAGTTGGCAAATACTGGGCCGCGCCAGTAGATGCTCCACTACATACTACCCAAGTATTGTTTCCGTAAAAAACTCTAATCCAAGAATCCGTTGTTGTAAGTAGTTTTTCAGTCCAATTAACACCATCGGTACTGTAATAACTTTTATCGGTTCCGCTGATAACTGCCATAAAATAACCATTACCAAAATCAACATCGCCAAGTGCGGCTGGTGCGACTCTTGCCGTCCAAGTAATTCCGTCGGTTGAAGTCGAATAATCAGTTGAACTTCTTGTGATTACCCATACTCCATTGCCCCAAGCAACAGAATAGTGCCCACTATGAGGTGTGGTTTGGTTTGCCCAAGTAATTCCGTCAGTTGAGCGGGCAACATAATTGTTTTGATTAGATACGGCTACATAAATACCATTCCCGTAATTCACATCTGTCCATCCAGTATTGGTTGGCAATGTTCTTTGAGTCCAAGTAATTCCGTTGGTTGAAGTACCTGCGATACTGGATGAACGCGCAACGGCAACAAACTTGTCACCAAATGT